AGAATTTCTTTTAAATACACAAAGTGGAATTTGAATTTGTCCTTGTCTATCTCTTAAAAACCCATCTTTTTGTATAGCCTTCCATCTTTCAGGATTACCATAAACTACTGGTATTTTCACTTTTTCACCCATTACATCAACCGTAGGCATGACAGTATCTATCATGTGTTCAGCAATTGCCAAATCAATATCATACAACTTAATTCCTTTATGATTTTTTGGTTCGGTTTTAAGTTGTTCTACTCTAACAGGTTTTCTCTTAAAAGGGTCTATACTCATTAGTAAATCCTATCCTCTATTTGTACTTGTGATCTTCTTACCATGTGACAAGATGCTATTAAAAACATTCTTGCATCTTCAAACTCATTTGTTGTTTTATTAAAAACGGTTGGTGAACCACCAATTAATGCAGTTCTTCGTATATTATCAATTTCATAATAACTCTTATCAAATGAAATAACATCACCGATTTCGGGATACCCGAATTGTGAGTTTTGAATTGCACCTACTGGGATTAAAGTACCGTTTATATCTCGTAATCGCGGGAGAGTTTCGGTTCGTAATCTCATTATATTAAATCTAAATTCTGCGGTTTGAACCCTATCTGCACCGGCTTCTCCTTCGTAATTAACTCCGGGTAATTCTCTATCTACAATAGCCATTAAATTAGAAGGGGCGTGCCAAACTTTACCCAAAGATTCTCCATATAGATTAGTTTTAGTTTCACCAACTGATACTTTGAATAAAGTAATAGCCTGTTCTACCACATAATCAACCACTTCTTCGGCGATTGATTTAATAAAATCTAAATCTCTTGCATTTAAAAACTTTGGCATATTTTATTATCCTATATAAATAGCTAATGGTACTTTACCTATAATTTTTTGTTGCTGTTCAACTATTTCTGCCTCATTAGACATTCTTGTTTTTCTACTTACCTCTTCCAAGTTTTCTCTTAATTGAGTAACCAAATTATCTTTTTCAGTTTGTGCTTCTGCTCTTAAAGCTGCACCATCTAAAGAAACTTCGGAACCAGGAATTGGAACTGTATTATATTTCTCTCTAATTGCACCCAACATTTCTTTTGCAAGTGCAAGAGTGTATTTTCTAATCCATTGTTTACCGACATCGTTAATTTGTGAGTAAGTTGCAAAATTATACTCAATGTTAGAGTAATCAGACATTACATTATTTCTAACAACGGTTGCACCTTCTCTAAATTCAGTATCTACATAATACTCAAACCAAAGTTCGTAATTTGAAGTTGGTAATGGGAATATTTTTAATTTATTATTTACAATATTAAATGTATGTGCCGATTTTCTAAATTGGTCATTGAATTCAATCGCTTGAATTCTCAACATATCTTCATAAAGAGGCATTAATATGAATTGTGCAGCAGGTGAGAATGAACCAAATCCAAATTCATCAATTAAGTTTAGTGTACCTTGACCTGATACTGAATATGGGTCAAAGAATCTATTAATTGCTGGAGTTGCTTCATAAAATACTCTAGTTACTGATATTCTTTCGCCACCTTCAACTTCATCTGCAAAAGCTTGTAAATCATAATCTTGTACTCCCTCGAACATACTAATAGAACCTGATTTTATATCACTTCTACCACCAACACCTGCTTGGTTTCCATATGCTTGGGAAATTTCAATTACATTATTTAATTCTGAGCCATTTACTTGTTTTCCAGTATAGTTTGTACCAGTTGGTCTACCTTGTAATGCTCCAAGATTATTTCGGATGTTGAATTGGTTTACTTGAGCAGAATATTCAGAAACGGCCTCTTCGAATACAGCAAAAAAGTTTTCACCCTCTAATTCAATATCAATAATAGGATAGCCTAATCTTTTAGCACACCAAGATGCAACTTTTGGTGCTTCAGTTCTAAATTCAGAATCAGAATCATAAATACCAAATGGAGTTGATGAACCAGTGATGAATGTGGCCGAGCCTGTCCAAATTCTTGCTTGAGACATATTTACTTTCCTCTTTTATACAATTATACACCTATAAATATAAACAACAAAAAAAGGGAGTGAAAATCACTCCCTTTGTAAAAGTACCAAGATAAAAAAATGGTATTAGTTTAAGTATTTTAGTTTATATAGGGTTGAATAAATTAGAGATTCAACTTCTTGAACCGTATTATCTATAAACGCATCTTTTATCGGTCTTGTTTTTTCAATTACTTTTAGGATTTTATTAAAATATTCAATTACTTGTTCTTTGGATTCGTATTGTTCAATCTTTGAGACATTTTTATATTTTAGAATACCATATTTACCTTGATATGACTCTGCAAGTCCATCTGCTATTCCACCAATTGATTCGTAATATCCGCCTAATGCATTATGTTCTGCAAAAGATTTGGTTTGTAAGTGGAAAATGTGAACTTGATTAACTGAATGTAATAATACTGATATTAAATCTTCCATTTGGTATATTCCTATTAATTTACTAATAAATATATACCAAAAATGTTTTACGAATTATTTAACCCATTCCATATACCCATAGTCGATTGCATGGAGATAATCGGTGATATTTAAATTATCAAATCCACCTTTTAATTCGGAATCTACTTCCAAATGTCTATGTGCAAACTCCATTACTTCGTATAAAACACCATTATCATCTGAATTACTTACTATATAATCAAAAGTTCTATGATACTCGGGATATTCATCTACCATCTTGTATTTAAATAACCAAAACCATTTATTGAGATTAGATTCTGCAACTTCGTTTGTCATTTTTGATTAATTAAGGTAAGAATACTGATTTGCTGCAACAATTACTTTGAGATTTTCCAAACATTGATTATCTGCCTTTGATATTGCACCGAACAAATCATTATCTACTACTGATTGTACGAAACTACCTCCTTGGAGACCTTGACCATCTCTAGTCATCATTACTGATGAGATGATACGAACTATATGAGGATTGGATACCCCATATTCTAAAGCAAATTCTTCTGCTGCTGATTGATATTGATTAACAATTTCCATATTTTTATTTAGTATAAAATTTATAAGAGTATAAAGTACCACAATCATCATCGTCTAAGTCATCTTCTACGATTACTACTTGATTACCAACGATTTCTTGAAGTTTGGAATGATTAACTCGTTTCCAATAACCAAATCGTAAAAAATTAGCATTAGAACCACCTACCACTTGGTCGATGTTGAATGAACCGAATTCGGATTCGATTTTTGAGAGAGTTTCGGGGGAAAAATTCATAATGTTAAGGGTTTAAGGTTTAATATAAAGTAAATATACGAAAAAGATTTCATATATCCTACTGTTTTATCAATTATTTCGAACAATTTTTGTAATCTTCAATTAAAGAAAGTACGGTTTTAACCGAACCTTTGAAATATCCAACTTCAAATGCCAGTTGAGAAGGGATTTCGGTAGAATAATTCTTAGCCTCTGATTCGGCTGAGGTAATTGTTGAAGAAAGGGTGGATTCGATTCCATTTACCAATTCGATAAGTTGGGATTTGGTGAGGGTTCGGTAATTATACATAACATTTAAGGGTTTTAGGGTTAAATTACAAATAATCATATCTGGATGCTTCCAATTCGTAATCATACTCAACTGCATTATCAACATCCCAATCATAATCGTGGGACTCTTCAACGAGTGTGGAGGTTTCTCCAGAGATGATGTCAAGACTATCCCAACACTCTTGTTCGGTAATACAACCATTCACATAAAGGGTAATCAAATTGTTTAATTGAGTATTCATTATTTAAGGGGTTTAGGGTTGAATTCTTATTACAATACTAATTTACAAAAAAGTTTTTGTAATTCCAAATGATATGTAAAAAATATTAAAAAATTTTCTAACTGATTATCAATAAGTTATAAAAAAAGGGAGAACTTTCGTTCTCCCAATTTTTACTCTTACTCGTACTCTAATTTAAAATTATACTAAAGCTAAATCTTTAACATAAATCTTACCATAGAATTCAGGACGGACCATCTTCTTAGCGTAACGAGTCATAACACCACGTCTTGGCGTGAAGTTAGTTGGATCGTACACTAAAGGTGTCATAATCAATGGAACATAAGGAGCGTAAACCGCACCAGTCTCAAGGAAGTTAGAACCTTTGAAACCTAACAAGATTTCGTTAGATGTCATGTATGGGTTCTTGTAAACAGTGTATCTGTTTGCCATAGCACCTACTTGAGAAACACCAGCTGCAAATTGTAAAGCATCTTTATCAGCGTTTACAACGAATCCTGGGATTGATTCCAAGATAGTAGCAACGTCTGGAGATACAACTACGAAGTTTGCACCACCTCTAAGAGTTAATTGGTGAATCTTGTTAGATACTTTGTTCAACTTAGCACCCAAAGTTTGGAACCAAGTGTTCTTAGTGTAAGCTGCAGCGTTAGTTCCAGCTACCCAAGTAGAACCATTCCACTCTTCACCCAAAGTTGCTGACCAGTATTCAGTAGTCAATGCGTTAGCCTTCAACATATCAAGGATTTCAAGGTCGATTTCCAAAGAGATGTATTCAGACAACATTGAAGTCAATTCAGCTTCAGCATCGATTGAGTGGTAAGCGTTCAAATCTTGAGCCAATTCAGGAGTCCATACTGCCTTCAACTTACGAGTCTTAGCAACGATGGCTTCAGAACGAAGTTCCAAATCAACTTCAGGAATACCTAAATCGGTAGCTGGTTCAGTTGGGTTAGCATCTTCGAAATCACCACGAGTGTTTGAAGTTGGCTGCTTAGCATAAGTGATAGCGATTGAAGAAGTAGCGTTAGTTAAAGAAGTAACTTTTGCGTAGAATACTGCAGAAGTTCCAGAGAATTCTGAGTGAGCTGGATAGAATGTATCAGCTGCAGAAAATCCAGATGAAGAGATGTAGAATGCCTTAACACCTTCGATGTCAGCAGAAGTAAAGTTACCAGCCTGAGGGATAGTAATTTTAGCTAATGTGTTATTAGCTACTGAAGATGATAAAGAAGAATCAAATCCAACTTCTAACCAAGATGCAGTTGCAACAGTGTAAGAACCAGAAGCGATAGTTGCAGAATTTTCGTTGATAGTAAAACCAAATCTACCATCACCATAAAGACCGTTTACAGCAGCTTTAGTTCTACCGAAATCACCATTGAAGTTTGAAGTACCGTTACCACCGAACAATGACTTACCATTGAATGAAGGGTTACCGGCTACAGCAGTACCATATTTAAAGTCTAGATAGAAAATTAGACCAGAAGGAAGGTTCATTGGTTGAACTGAAACGAATTCTTTCGCTGCAATTTCACCAAAGATTCTTCTTACCAATGGAAGGGCTACACCACTCCATTCTTCAGAACCTGCGGAGGTTCCGGTAGCAGTAGCTTCGTCAAGCAATTGTTTTGCTTGGTTTTCAAGAAGTACTGAGATTTGAGATTGCTCTCTGCTTTTTAAACCTTCAAGAAGACCAGTTTTTGCCCACTTAGATTGTAATTGACGTGTTTCAGCCAACATTACTTGTTGTGGGTTTTTGCCTTCCATTAGTTTAGATAAATCAAAATTTGCCATTTTATTTTTTCTCCTAATGTTTTGTTATTTAATATTTGCTAATTGCTTGAATCTTTCAGCTAATCCATTACTTTCTGCAATAATTTGTTTCTTAGGTGCAGTAGAAGCAGTTGGTTTAGATGCAAATGATTCGGTTAATTTGGTTTGTTTTACTTTTTTAGATGTACCACTCATTTTAAGTGATTCAGCCAAAGTAGAGAATACTAATTTTACTTCTCTAACATTACCAGTTCTGTCTAATGTTTCAACAACTTTGTGTTTTTGTTCGTTTGTTAAATCATAAGCACGGAATAATTTGTTAGTGAAAAGTAATTTTGCATTCAACAAGTTTACTTCGTTAATAGTCTTCTTCAATGATTTGATTACGCTATAAGCTTCTTCTAATTCAGCTTCTTTTTCTTCTTTGTAGGCTTCGAATTTTTCTTCTTCTTCACCTTCTTCTTCAGAAACTTCTTCATCATCTCCGTATCCCATTTCTCTGAGGATTTCATCAAGATCTAATTCTTCTGAATTCATTTCGTCTTCAGAACCGATTTCTTCCTCTTCTTCTTCGTACACTTCTTCCTCTTCTTCTTCAGCTACTGGAGCTTCTTCTTCAGAGTCTTCTTCATACATTTCGTCTTCACCATCTTCTTCTTCAAGTTCACCTTCAAGTTCTCTGATGATTGCTTCTAAATCCATCTCATCTTCCATTTCATCTTCTTCAGATTCTTCTTCTTCGATGTAAGATGGTTCTTCACCTGGTACTTCTTCGTCTTCACCTTCTGAAACGACATCGACATTATCGTCTTCTTCGCCTACACTTGAGGTTTCAACATCAGTATCAGGGTTTGTTTTTGCTAAACCTGATGAGCTATTAGCTGAATCTGCTGGTTTCTTGTTTTCACCACCACCGATATTAGATGCATCTGCAGTTGGAGCTTCACTTCCATCTGAATACTCTTCGTTTACATCAGCCTCTTCCTCGTCTTCCATTTCTTGCTGGAGTTTCTTGGATAATACGGCTTGTAATCTTGGAGCAAATGCTGCTTCTAAGGCGAGTTTGGCGTTTGCAATAGCAGTTTCTCTAACGGCTTTAGCATCAGCAATAGCTTCTTTCAATAATTTTGAATTTGCCATTTTTGACCTTCCTTTTGTTTTTTAGTCCGTGAAATTATTAGGAGAATTCCAATGTGGGTTGTTAGTAGGTCGGTTGTTCGGTCACCACTTAATAAAGCGTATTCATTAACCAACTTTTAAATAAAAATTCACATTATAGGTGAATCAATTATAAATAAATATATAATATGAAAATTAAACCTATAATTTTCTATATAAAATATATATTTTTCGTAAAAAAATTACTTTTTATTCTTTTTACCGTTGTTATATTCACCACTTGCCATTCTCTCCAACATAACTCGTCTTTGATTTTCTCGAATAGCTTTTAGTTTTATAGTTCTTCTAACAGTTTTTGGTTTTGTAAATTCTTTTCTTTCTCTTAATTCTAAAAGATGTCCTGAATCGTTTACTTTCTTTTTAAAAACTTTGAGTGCCTTTGCAATATCACCGTTTTTTACTACAACCTTAATTAGTGCTGTTTTTGCCATTTAATGTAAATTTAATTTAATATAAGTATTATTTTTTTATTTTTTTACCAGCTGCTACTGCATCTTTATGTGCATTAGAATTACCATGTGCAGGTTCTTCTCCTCTGGCTTTTTTGGCTCTTATGTTAGCCCATAAACCCGGTTTTTCTTCGCTTACTGATTCTAATTTAGTTCTGATTTTTTGAGTCACTTTATTAAGTTCTTTTTTATCAATACCCAATGAATCCAATACTCTACCCATTACTTGTAATTTTTGTGGATAGGTTAATTTTTTACCATTAAGAACATCTAATGCCTTCTCTAACCTAATTCTAACATCTCCAGGAATTGGTGCCTTGTTTACATCTTCACCTGCTTCTTTAACTACTTTTTCTCTCATACCTAATCTATCTTTCATTTGGTCCTCGGAAATATCACCTACTTTATAATAACGAGAAAGAATATGTCCCATATCTTCATATAATCCATTCAATCTTTGATCTAATGAGTTTGCTTCTTTGGCAACTTTATCAAATTCTTTACCAAGTTTATCCAACTCATTCATATTTCTTTTAACAGTCACTTTATCAAACCAATCATCACCTTCGTGGATAGCAAGAGTTCTTGCTGCTTCGGTAATTGCACCAAGAGTTTCAGCAACTTGAGTTAAATCAGATTTTCTATCCATCATTTCCTGATACTTGTTGTATGTAGAAACGATTTCAAGGAAGTGTTTTTTCACTTCATTGGAAAGAGGTCTTTTTTCTTCGTTCTCGTTTATTAATTTAGTTAATTTCATTAGTATATTCTCCTATATGTTAATAAGTACCAGGTCTGTCACCTTTTTTCATAGAATCTGCCCAAATTTGGAACATTTTCTTAATATCGGTTGGTAATTGTTTATCTCTTATACTTAAAGTACCATCCTTACCAATATGAGCAATGATTT